CGTGCGATGGATCTCCCTGTTGTCTTTGATAAGGTTGATCCCAGCTATCGCAATGCCAATCATAATACTGGCCTTTTTTATATTTTGTAAATTGACAAGACTCAGAATAATCCCAATTAAAATTCCATCCAGCTGCTGCATTTGCTTGATGTATGTAAGGTTGAATTTCTTTATAAACCCATCTATCACTCATCCAAACAATGTCTGAATCTCTTTTCTTTTTTAAATCTATAACTTGTTTTTTATTTAATTTCTTATCACCATAACCCCCAGTGACTGCCATTTGTTCTTGAAGTTGTTTTCCGTATTTAGAAATGTCATCACAGATATTTTCTGGAATGGCTGATTTAAAATACCAATAGTAATTTGTTAGATTCATAATATGTCTTTATGAAAATGTTATAAATGATTTAAAAATATTTGTAAAGGGTAATTAAAAGAATTGATCTAGATCAATTATGTAACTGTCAAGGTTCCTGTAACTGTGAATCTCGCAACTCTACAACCACCTTCTGGCGCCGATAATGTTGTTATAGTATTAGTTCCCGGTGCCGCTGATACACTTATTGCTCCTGGAACTCTTATGATAACTAGTCCTGAACCTCCTGCTCCATCCCCTAATGGTGTAGCTCCAGCAGCATTTAATCCACCGCCACCTCCACCACCACCGGTGCTAGCTGTTCCTGATTGTGCTGCTCCTGGGGGTCCACCACCATTTCCTCCACCACCAGCTCCTCCTGTTGCTACGGTTCCACCGCCACCACTTACAAAAATTCCACCACCACCACCTCCAGCTACTGAGACAGCTGACCCTGTAATATCATTAGGTGCTCCAGCTCCACCATTTCCTCCACAACCTGCTGATCCTGATACACCTACTGCGGTAGCTCCACCACCACCAGCTCCAAACCAATTACTACCTGGTGAAGCTCCTGGTTGACTTCCCCCTGCATTACCTTGAGGTGGACTTACTGGCGGAGTATTTCCTGCTCCACCTGCTGAACCTCCTCCACAATATGCGGCTCCACCACCCCCTGATCCGCCAGCTCCTGCTGTACCATTAACATTTTTTGCACTACCACCACCACCTGTTGATGTAATAGTTGTTGAACCTGCAAATACAGAATTTGATCCATTACTTCCGCAGGCACCACCAGGTCCAATAGCTCCACCCGATCCAACAGTGATAGCATAAGATGTTCCTGGAACAATATTAGAAAAAGGCATAATACTTCCTCTTAATGGAGCAGGTCCGTAACCAGTAGTACGATAACCACCACCACCTCCACCACCACCTCCACCAGCTCCACCACCGCCAGCTACCACTAAATAATTTGCATTAAATGTACTATTTGGTTTAGGCCATGTTCCTGAAGACTTGGCTGAAAATTGACTTTGCATTGACCACACACCACTTGCTTTGTTTAATTCTTTTATAATTATTACACCTGAACCACCTGCAAAACTTGTAGTTGTACCACCTCCTCCAGCTCCACCTCCACCACCTCCAGTGTTTGCTGTTCCTACTGATCCTGATTGACCAGGAATTCCTGCTCCACATCCACCACCACCAACTGGATTAGCAGCACCTCTTGATAATTCTTGTGATCCACCACCTCCACCACCACCTACTGATGAAACACTTGCTCCTGGAAATAATGGTGCAATATTAAGACCTGCTCCACCTGCTCCTGCACCTCCAGTAGTGCCCGCAACTCCTGCTCCACAAGAACCTCCTCCACCTCCACCTGCATCATAATTGTCTGCTCCTGGATTTGGTTTAGAATCACCTCCTGGATTACCTTGTCCACAAATACCTGAACCTGCACTACAAGCACCCGTTCTGTTTGTACCACCTGCACCTGATCCACCTGGAGATCCTACATTAGGAGTAAAATTAGCTGCTCCACCCCCTGTTGTACTATAAGTTGTACCCCCTATTACAAAACTTGTATTTGAACCATTTGTTCCATCTGAACCTGTTGGATTATCAAAAGTTACACCACCAGCTCCCCCACCACCAATAGTTGCTGTATAACCCGTGTTTCCACCAACTGATATAGAATTATATTGTACAACACCACCAGCGCCACCTCCGCCACTAGCACAAATTCTTGCTGATCCACCACCCCCAGACACAACTACAGTATTAATAAATCTAGTTCCTGGTTGTGTTGTGATATCGCCTGATGAGGTTTTAGTTGTAACTTTACATTTACCAAAAGAAGTTTTATTACTTACTCCTAATATCCCGCCGTTATTTGAGCTGTTTGAAGGGCTCGCCATATCTTAGTTCTCCTTATGCGGATACCCAAGCTAGCGCTGATGCATCCCAATTAAAATTATTTACTGGATCTGAATGATCTGTTGCAGTCCATCTTAAATTTTCTTCGTTCCAAGAAATAAATTTATCTGTTGTATCTGTTGGATAAGTTACTGGCGCTTGCCAATCATCACTTGCATCAAGTGCCCATGAAGCATAAGGTTGTGAACTTAAAAATTTATTTTTTACAGGATCATAGACCATACCCATACCACAATATTGTTTTCTGAAATTATTATTGTAAGAAGTCTGTTTCCAGATTCCACCTTTGAAAAAATTAATACACCATGTTTCTCCATCAATGTGTTCGTCTGAAGGAACACAATCGTTTCCTACTACAACTACTCTTTCAACAACTTGATGAGAGTCTGATGTGAATCCTGTTGGATCTGTTTTTACTTTTAGTTCTGCGAAATGTGCCATATTTTTATCTCCTTAAAAATATTATATTTATATTTTAATTTCCTGCTATTGTCAACGTTCCTGTTACAGTAAATGTTGCTGTTTTACAGCCTCCTGGAGTTGTAGCCGTTGCATTAGTTCCGGGCGATACTGAAAAAGTTATAGCACTTGGTGCTCTAACTATTACAATTCCTGGTCCACCTGCACCTGAAGTGCTAACACCTCTTGAACCACCTCCTCCACCACCAGTGTTTACAGAACCAGGAGTTATAGAGCTGTTTCCATCTCCTGTTCCTCCACCACCACTTCCACCAGCACCAGAAGTATAGCTACCCCCTGTATCTATTGAACCTCCACCTCCTCCAGCATAAGTTACTGAAGAACCTGTTATTGAAGAAGCTGAACCATTACCTCCATTACCACCAGCAGAACCAGAACCAGCGGCACCAACAGCACCAGCACCACCACCGCCGCCAGCACCATATTCAGCTAAACAACCAGCACCATTACCACCTGCATTTCCTTGTCCACAAGTACCAGAACCCCCACATTTATCATAGCCACCACCCCCTCCAGAACCACCTGAAAGTCCATTACTTGATGTATGATAACCACCACCACCACCACCTGTTGATGTTATTGTACTAAACACTGAATTTGAGCCGTTATTTCCTGTACCATTACCTGGTGTTCCAGTACCCCCACCTCCAACGGTAACTTCGTAAGTTTTATGTTGTGTAAATAATGCTGCTGCACAGGCATTACAATAAGAAGTTAATAAACCACCTGCTCCACCTCCACCACCATATAATTTACCACCACCGCCACCACCAGCAACTACCATGTAATCTACATCTACATAATTATAAACCCATTCATCATTTTTAACTTGTTCATATACTGTGTTCATGGACCACATTCCACTTGCTTTGTTTAATTCTTTTACGATAACTATTCCTGGGCCACCTACACCAACTGGACTAATATAACCACTTGATCCTCCACCACCTCCGCCTCCAGTGTTATCTGTTCCAGGAGATGCTCCTACTGGAGCTGGTGCTGGAGAAGTTGGACCTGCTCCTCTTCCACCCCCACCTGATCCACCTGTTCCACCAGTTCCAAGATAATTAGATCCACCTCCACCACCACCTGCATAAGTTACTGATGATCCTGTTATTGAATTAGCTGTACCTGCTCCACCTGCACCTGCAGTACCAGTAGGATTAGGTGATCCTCCATTTCCACCAACAGCACCTGCTCCACCTCCACCAGATGAAGTAGCTGGATTTGTTCCACTACCCCCTGTATTTCCTTGTGGTGGACTTACTGGTGGTGTATTACCTGCTCCTCCTGTTGTAGCTGGTGTACAAATTGCAGTACCTGCTCCTCCACCTGAGCCACCTGCTAAACCATTACCTACCTCAGTACCACCTCCACCACCCCCTGTACTTGTAATTGTTGAAAAAATTGAATTTGCTCCTAGACCACCAGCTCTCGATGGATTTGTTCCAGCAACACCTCCACCCCCTATTGTAATTGGATATGCCGTTGCTCCGCAAACGGATAAAGAACAAGATGTTCTATAACCACCTGCACCTCCTCCACCCCCATTATAAGAACCTCCCCCACCACCAGCAATAGTTAAAGCTTGAACAATTTTAGTTCCGGGTTGTGTTGTAAGTGTTCCTGTGGCTGTTACAGTTGTAACTTTACATTTCCCTGCTGAGATTGTGTTAACCGGTCCAATAATTCCGCCATTTGCCATAGCTAATTACCTTCCTATGCGTCGTCTAATACTTCGTATGAAATAAATAAATCTAGATCACTCGCTGCACTAGCTCCACCTTTTAATATATCACCTTCCAT